ACAGATATTGCCATTTCTTCTGTAAAAGATTGGTATACAAATACCGAGATTGGTTCAACTGGACTAAAGCTTTCTGCTATCGGTCCTCGTCCTGGAACTTCTCAATTTGCTGAAGCAAATAACATCAAGTATGATGAAGTTCATATTGCTGTTATTGACATCACTGGAGCAGAATCTGGTGCTCCAAACACAATCGTAGAAAGACTAACGTATCTTTCTAAGTTGACTGATGGTAAGAGTTCTGAAGGTGCTAACACATACTACAGAACTATTGTTAACGAGCAATCAGATTACATCTTCACTGGTCAACACCCAACTGCTGGAATTGACCCAAGCACTGCTGGTGGTGGAGTTTCTTGGGGATTTGATTCTACTTATATGTCTGGTTCTATGTTTGCTCTCTCAGCAAAATCTGAGAATGATTTAGATGATGGCGAAGATAACTACGCTTACACCAACGCTGAAGTCGGTGATGCTTACGACCTATTTTTAGACACAGAAGAGACAGAAGTTGATTTTGTGCTCATGGGTGGTTCAATGGCACTAGAAACAGAAACCAAAGCAAAAGCTTCTAAAGTTATTTCTATTGCCGTTTCAAGAAAAGATTGTGTTGCTTTTGTTTCTCCTCACAAAGGTAATCAAATCGGAACTAATGGTGCTCTAAGTGCCACACAACAAAAAGAAAATACCATTAATTTCTTTAATGGTCTAACTTCTACCTCATATGCTGTATTCGATAGTGGATATAAGTACTTCTATGATCGTTTTAACGATAAGTACCGCTATCTTGCTTGCAACGGTGATGTTGCAGGTCTCTGTGTAGCAACTTCTGCTACTTTAGATGACTGGTATTCCCCAGCTGGTCTTAATAGAGGTTCTCTAAGAAACGCTATTAGACTTGCTTTCAATCCAAATAAAGCAGATAGAGATGAGCTTTATCAGTCAAGAATCAATCCTATTGTTTCTTTCCCTGGTTCAGGTGTAACCCTCTTCGGTGATAAAACTGCTCTTGCTTCTCCAAGTGCTTTCGATAGAATTAACGTTCGTCGTCTGTTCCTTAACGTCGAGAAGAGAGTTGGAGAACTTGGTAAGCAAGTTCTATTTGAACTTAACGATGTAACTACAAGGTCAAGTTTCTCGTCTGCTGTTAACTCCTATCTCAATGAGATTCAGGCAAGAAGAGGAGTTATAGATTATCTTGTTGTTTGTGATGAATCAAATAACACTCCAGAAGTAATTGATCGTAACGAGTTTGTTGCTGAGCTTTATATCAAACCAACTCGTTCTATCAACTATGTAACCATTACGTTTACTGCTACTAAGACTGGAGTTTCTTTCAGTGAAGTTGTAGGCAGATAATTTTTATCACAAACTATTAGAGGTAAACACAAATGGCACCACTTTCAAGTAAAATCAGCGAATTTTTATCAAACGTAGGTCAAGGCGTTAAGCCTAATATGTTTGAGGTGGAAATTGCTTTTCCACAAAGCGGAGTTGGAGCAGACGCTTTATCTGCTGTATCTCAAGATGAAAAGAATATCACAAACTTGCTTTGTAAATCAGCAGCACTTCCTGCTTCAAGTACTGGAGTAATCGAAGTTCCTTTCCGTGGAAGAACGGTAAAGATTGCTGGAGATAGAACGTTTGATACTTGGTCACCAACCTTTATCAACGATAAGGACTTCAAGATTCGTGCTCTATTTGAGCAATGGTCTGAAGCTATCAACGGTCACGCTGGTAATACAGCAGACCTTATTACTCCAGATAATAGTACTGGTTACACTGCTGATATTCTTGTCCACCAACTTGAGAAGAATACAGAACCAACTAACTCTAACATTCTAAGAACATATAAGCTTTGGTACGCTTTCCCAACAAACGTATCACAGATTGACCTTGCTTATGATAGCAATGACCAGATTGAAGAGTTCTCGGTTGAGTTCCAGTATTCATATTGGACAACTGAACCAGTAGCGAACCGTAGAAACGGACTAACTTCAAGAGAGATTAACGCCGACGTTTGACGCTTGATAAATAGAGTATAGTAAATACTCTTAGTTATAACAATGAGTCAACTGTTTGGTTTTATGATAAACAAAAGGGGGGAACTTAAGGGGCAGTCCCCTGTCCCCCCTAATGAACATGATAGTGTAGCCACCGTTGCTGGTGGCTATTTTGGTACTTATGTAGATGTTGATGGTGGAAACTATCGTAATGAATACGAACTCATTAAACGATATCGTGATATGGCATTACACCCAGAATGTGATAGTGCTGTAGATGAGATTGTTAATGAGTTTGTAGTTTCTGATGCTGACGATTCTCCAGTTGAGATTGAACTTTCTAATTTAGATATCGGAAATAATATTAAAACTAAAATTAGACAAGAGTTTGAGCACATTAAAAAACTTTTAAACTTTGATAAAAGAGCACACGAAATTATTCGTAGTTGGTATATTGACGGAAGAACATATTATCACAAGGTAGTAGATTTAGATAATCCCAAAAAAGGAATTTTAGAGTTACGTTATATTGACCCACTGAAACTAAGAAAGGTCAGACAGCAAATTAAAAAAAATAACGACAATCCTCCAGAGGCGATTAAAGGAACTGCTCTTGAATATGACTGGGGAGATTACGTAGAGTATTACATTTATAATCCAAAAGGATTTGCCAGTAAGTTTTCTAATACTACTACGTTTGATTTTTCTACGGCACAGGGAGTAAAGATAGCAGCGGATTCTATTGCTTCTGCTCATTCTGGATTGATGGATTTGAATAAAAAAATGGTTCTTAGTTTCCTTCATAAAGGAATTAAAGCACTAAATCAACTCAGAATGATTGAAGACAGTCTTGTTATTTACAGACTATCTCGTGCTCCAGAAAGAAGAATATTTTACATCGACGTTGGAAATCTCCCAAAGGTAAAAGCGGAGCAATACCTACGTGATGTTATGAATAGGTATAGAAACAAACTTGTTTATGACGGTCAAACTGGAGAGATTCGTGACGACAAAAAGCATATGAGTATGCTTGAAGACTTTTGGTTGCCACGTAGAGAAGGTGGTAGGGGAACTGAAATCACTACCCTTCCTGGCGGACAGAACCTCGGTGAACTTAAAGACGTTGAGTATTTCAAAAAGAAACTTTATAACTCACTAAACCTACCACCTTCACGTCTTACTGACGATAACAAAGGATTTAATCTTCGGAAGACAACAGAAGTTATAAGAGACGAACGCAAGTTTTCTCAAATGAGTGGTCGTCTTAGAAAAAGAGTTGCAGGACAAGTCAGCGATATTATAAAAACACAACTAATCCTCAAAGGAATTATTGCCCCAGAGGATTGGGATGACATGGAAGAGCATATCCAATATGACTTCCTATTTGATAATCATTTCAACGAACTTAAAAAACTTGAAATGATGAAAGAAAGAACTAACATCATGATGCAGATGGACCCATTTGTTGGTAAGTATTTCTCTGTTGAGTATGTAAGAAAAGAAGTTCTTCAACAAACAGAGAAAGAATATAAAGAACTCAGCAAGCAAATGAAGAAAGAGATTGATGCTGGTCTTACTATGGACCCAGTTGATACTACAACATTTGATACTATGGACCGCCAAAATGATGCTATGGCACCAGAAATTGAAACTGCTAAAGCGGAAGATGATATGGAAAGACAATTAAAAATACAGTCTCAACAACCAAAACCATCAAATAATAATAAATAATTAAAAAATAGGTCTTAATATGGATAAAAAAGAACCCGAAGCTCTAGATGTTGTTAACTTGCTTTATGATAAAAAAAGAGCGGAAGCGATTGAAATCATTGATGACATGCTTTATTCACAAGCAGCGAAAGCATTGGATGATTATAAAAAAGTAGTTGCTTCTACTTTTTTTGACGAACCAGTAAGTCAACAATCAGAAGAATGAAACTAATCACAGAAAATATCGAGAATGTTAAAGTTCTCGTAGAAGAAAAAGAAGGTAAGAAGAATCTCTATATCGAAGGTATCTTTTTACAATCGGAAACAAAAAACAGAAATGGAAGAATCTATCCATTCTCTGTTTTAAATCGTGAAGTAGAAAGATACGTAGAGCAATATGTAAAGAGTGGTCGTGCTCTTGGCGAACTCGGCCATCCAGATGGACCTTCTGTAAATCTCGATAGAGTGTCACATAAAATTACAGAACTTTACGCCGATGGAAATAATTTCATGGGTAAAGCAAGAGTTCTTGAAACTCCAATGGGTAAGATTGCCAAGTCACTTTTAGAAGAAGGTGTTCAACTTGGTGTTTCTTCAAGAGGTATGGGTTCTCTAGAAGAGCGTGAAGGTGCTAAGTATGTTAGAGATGACTTCATGCTTTCCACGGCGGCAGATATTGTCGCTGACCCTTCTGCCCCAGATGCTTTCGTAAACGGCATTATGGAAGGTAAAGAGTGGGTTTGGGAAAATGGTATTTTGAAAGAGTGTCACATTGAATCCGCAAAAAGATACATTGATAACTCCACAAAAATAGCATTAGAAGAAAGAAAGTTAGAAGTGTTTAAATCATTTCTCTCAAATCTTTAATTTAATAAATAATCATAGAAATAATTATCAGAAACACGGGGAAACTCAAATGTCAGATATGCTTAACGAAAAGTTTGAGGAGTTTGTAACTGAAAGCAAATTAGTCGTAGAAGGTGATCCAATGCCTACAGTTACTGCTGCTGTAATTCCTGGTGGTCAAGGTTCTGCTCCTGGCAAGGTTAATGATGCCCAAACCAGAGGTGGTTCCCAAGATCCCCAACCTAAAGTTACTACTCAAGCTGTCGCTCCTTACCAGCAAACTCAAGGAACTGACCTTGGCGGTCCTAGACCAGATGGTAACGATGAAGGTGAGGATAATCCTGGTGCTAAGGCTGCTGCTCCAGTTACACCAGTTTCTGGTGATCCGCAACAAAGAGCAGGAGAATCAACTGGCATGAATGCTACCCCAACTGTTGATTCTAAAGTTGCTTATGGAACTTCTGAAGGTCCAGACGTAACTTATCCTATTAAGCCTTCATACGAAGAACTTGACCTTTCTTCGGATGTTGCCGCTCTTACTGAAGGCGAAGATCTTTCAGAAGAGTTTAAAGAAAAAGCGAAGACAATCTTTGAAGCTGCCGTTAAGTCAAAACTTAACGAAGAAGCTGTTAAGCTCCAAGAGCAGTTTGAAGAGCGTCTTCAAAAGGAAATCGAAGAAATGAAGAAAGAGATTTCCGAAGAAGTCAACGGCACTATCAACTATGTTGTTAACAAGTGGGTAGAAGACAATCAAGTAAGCGTTGACCGTTCAATCAGAAATGAAATCACTGAAGATTTCATTGCTGGTTTCATGAGTCTCTGTAAAGAGCACTGGATTAATATTCCAGAAGAAAAAGAA